CACACTATTAAGCGATTGATTTTTTGATGATCGCTTGGCTAGCATGCAGTTCTAAACTGCTTGAGTATTTTCGAATGCTTGAGTAAGTTTTGCTGATGTTAGTTTTTTCTGAGACCTCTTTGAGGTTCGGAACAGTTTAGCGCACTGTTTCGTGATTCGATCGGGGGAGCTGTTTTTATTTACCCCGCTGGCCCTTTGCTTCGGCATTGGGCCTTTGCCGTTCACTTTTAGTGTTCGGCTTTATGGTGTAGCGGAGGCGCTGCACCAATTAAATCTAAAACACCTAGCACTTTCGTGCAACAAAGTCGCAATGTTTTTTGAAATTGCGTAGGAACAATCTGACGAATTGTTTCTCGATTTTGTAGGGGAGTCGTTCTTATTACCCTTTTTTTGTGTGCCGTTTTTGGCACACCGTTTTTCCGGGAATTAGGCGGACCCAAAGAATCTGGGATTCTTTAGATCTTCACACGGACCGATTAGGTGTGTTGATTTACGTTATCCACTCGATTTTATGATGAGTGGCGGACTGGACTGACGATCCGGGACGTGATTGTATGTAAGGGGAGTCGTTTCAATGAGTACCCTCTATCCTCTGATATATAGGACCCAATTAGTTGAAAACTTACGGGCGATATGTGCAGACGGCGTGATATTGGCATTCTTAGTAGAGTGTGTTTCGTCATCATCCGGAGGCGTCATGTTGTGCGAAAGCGAGTTGATTAGCCGAAGGAAGGCCACAGGATTGGCTCTGTGGATATAAAGCCGGTTTTATCATTTGAGCGTGAAGGCCTTATGATATCTCTGGTGGAAAGTAGCCTGACCATTGCCAATTGAAGGACGAGTGGGATACACCGTGTCTTCACCTTTCTCGCTGATGGGACGAATGTCTTTCGCAAGGGCATTCTGAATTCGGTGGACTGTGTGGAGAGTTGGACGTAGCGGCCTACCCATGTGAATCTGGGCAGTGACATTTCTACCGTATGAGTGTCGACTTCGTGTCAGAGTACATTGGTTCTGTTTGGACTATTCTATGGTGGTGATATATTAAAAACCCCCAAAAGTTCCCTTATTTTTTTAAATATGATGTCAACCAATATGAATATAGACGTGGAGCGCACTTGCGACGAGTTTGAAAGTTACAGATATAAACTCACCCAAAATAAAATTAAAAAACAAAATAAAAAGGAATCTAGAGCGTCTGATTTTGACGTGCAGCCCACTGGTGACAGTGATGAAGCTTCTTGTTTTTGGAATTTGTATGAGATGTCCGAAAAACAAGCTCAAAGATGGTATGATTCAGAATGGTGGGGAGAGCCTCACATTTTTGAAGATGATGATTCCATCTTGTTTTTGGAGAATTTGGCGATTACGTCGGATGAGCTACAAGGCTCACAGGTGCGTATGGTTTGTGAAGAAGAAAATGGATTTTCGAATGAAGTTCAGAGATGTGTCTTTGTTACAGAGGCACTCGACGATGAGCTTGAACAGAAAGGTTATCCACCAGTTGGTGACCTTCCTGATGGACATGTATACGTTGCCGTGTGTGAAAATGGTCACATGGTTAATGATTTACACCTAGATTATGTAGTTTGCAGGGAGCGTGGATGCGGGTCCACTAATCTGCATCGTAGGTCTCGTAGACTATTTTGCAGTAAGTGTTCTCGCGCACATAAATTTGGTGTTATGCAGTGTAAATGTGGCCGTTCTTATGAAGGCCAAATTTTTACACCTTGTGTTCGATGCAAATTGTATAGGTGTACATGTAGATGGGATACAGACTTTGATGATTTACCTAGTGATATTGACGAAGTTTCTGTCTTTGAAGAAGTTCAGGATTTATTTCATCGATCGCTTGAAGGAGTTGCTTCGATTGGAAATTTTGTGAATGCCGATTTGGTTAGTGCTTTTTCATCGACTGGTGTTTTTATATATCAGTTGATACGATCACGAGATGTAACAGATATAGCAGCGGCAGCTCATCAGTATTTGATGTATATTACCAGAATTTACGATGTGAATTTATATTCCTTGGCTGGTGATTTGATAACTGCTTCTATAGATAGTGTTAGAAAATATTGTACGGAGAGTATGACTGAAACTCTGTCATCCGTTCGTAAGGTGTGGCAATTTGTTTTAGAAGGACCTCTTTTAAAAAGTATTAGTAATATTTTCATTTCACTTGTTTCTATGAAGTGGTTAGGAAAGAATTATTTGAAGAAATACAATGAGTTGCTTCCTGGCAAATTATCTCCTGTTTCGTTTTTTGAAGCAGTTCCTTTGCTTTTAGAAGGTATTGCTTCGTTTGTTGATATGATGTCGGCTCTTGTTTCAGGGGCTCCTTGGCTAGATGTTTTTGTAGCAAGGAATCCCTTGATGGAATTTGACATAAAATGCCGAGAGTTGTATATGTATCGAGACAGATTGTATATTGGATTGCCAGTAGAAGGAAGGATGCATGCTCGTGATTATCGCAAACAAGCAAAAGAAGCTATCGAGACGGCAGATACGTTATTGAAAGAAATGTCGCCTATTGATAAGAATCGGAGCATATTACTTGACTGGAAAGTAAAGATGACAGAAACCAAACTTAGTGCGGATAGTTTTTGTAATGGTGGCACTAGAAAGCCTCCATTGGCATTTGTGCTATATGGACCTCCTGGTATAGGAAAGAGTCATCTTTTGAAATTTTTGGCTCGAAGTTATTCGTTTTCAGCCGGGCGCAAATATTCAGATGAATTGATATATTCACGCAATGTTAAAAGTGATTATTGGGAAGGATATGTGCCTGAAGCACAACCTTATATCCATTATGCTGAAGTGGGAAATATGAAAGCGAATCTAGTAGCACGAACGGGTGATCCAGCTTTGGATGAATTACAGAAATTGATCGATGGTAGTGCCTACAGTTTGAATATGGCATTTGATGATAAAGGCAAGATGTTTGCTGATCCTGAGTTGATCCTTATTGACACTAATAATGAAGATTTGAATGCAGGAACTCTTATGCATGCACCTAGTGCTATGTTGAGGCGATTCTTGTTTATTGAAGTGTCAGTGCGTGGTCAGTTCCGTAAGGATGGAAGTACAGCCCTTGATGCTACGAAATCGTTGGAAGAAGGCGGTACTCTCTTGGACCGTTATGATTTCCACGTGTATGTTTGTGATCCGAAAGGAAATAATGCAACGCAGCAGCGTACTTTGATGCGAGGCGGGTTATATGAATTGAGATCATTTTTGCACGAATATGTAATAGATCACTTGGAAGAACAGGATGCGATTACTGATGATAAACTTTATGGTGACGTTTTTGATGACCAGAAGATTTGCTCTGAGACTGAATATAGTGAAGTGCTCGTTCCTGAGCCATTTGTTGATTATTCTCAGATGACTTGGTATGAACGCATAAAGACAGTATTCGGAAATCTGAATTCGTTTGAAGATGCGTGTTCTATTTTTATGCATATGTATCATTTGATGCTTTTGGTGTGGCAATTTGTGATCATGACGATCTGGCCTGAGATGATGAATCCGTATTTGACAAACGCCTTCTATTTCCTATTTGGAATTGGATGTGCAGTCACGGGTCTTTGGCCGTATTTGTTAATGTTGTCATTGACATTTTTTATGCCTAAGATTCCGAAAGTAGCAGAAAAAGCACGCTTGATAAAGAAAATACGTTATTACGCGTTAATGGCGATGCCAGAGTGGAATTATAAGACGAAAGCCGCTTTGATGTTTACTTCAACGTTGACTGCTGTTGTTACTACATGGACTATGATACGTATTTTTAAGCGTTTTATGGCCCCCAACACAGAAACTGAATTCAAGCGAGAAGATCCATCCAATTCCCAATTGGAACTATTTGAGAAGACGTGTGCTGCTGAACCGGCGTTTGCCCGTGTGAAGTGCGCACAGAATCCTCTGTGGAACACTGCAAATGAGGTGTTCATTAAGCCCTTGTGGACTGGATCTATTACTCAATTAGAATATGTAGCGATGGCAAATACACGTTTTGCTAAGGTTGAAACTGAAAGAGGATTTATGTCCACATATATTTTCGGTTTGAAGGAAAATTATGTTTTGATGAATAAACATGCATTGATGGAATGCCCGGTAGCTAAACTCCATATTTTTAAGGAGAGAATGGCGATTGAAGGAGCAGACCCTCAGACGGTCTCTCTTAATATATCTCAATGCTTCCAGGTTGGAGCTGATTTGATTATGTTTCAAATCAAGTACTTCCAGTTTAAGGATTTGTTAAAGCATGTCCATGAAGGAGCAAAGAAGAAACTATTCACGGGACGGTTTAATATGCAAGATGTTAGTATCCGTTATAAGGATCAACCTATCATTTTGACCGGAAAACATGATGATATAACTCTCACAGAGTTTTATACCTATATGGCACCACATCGTCCTGGACTATGTGGATTGCCTCTTGTGGGACAAACATCAAATAACCGTTGTAGTATTGTAGGTTTGCACACAGCTGGAGTTACGTCCACTGATAGAGCTATTTCAAGTATTCTTGATAAACAAGAATTGCTAGATGCGATTGAAGCTATAAAGAATGGAGAATATTTGTTACAAGTGAATTCTGAGGGTTTTTATGGTCGAGAATTTTATTTGCCAGGACCAAAGAGTTCGTTTTCGCATCTCTATTTGCCCAATTTGGACTACAAAGGAAATCTTGGCGGCCCAGTGTTAGCTAAGCAGGTTTCAAAGTTGGAGCGCACAGGAGTGGACGCGGCACCAATACTTAAAGAACTGTTCGATTTTGAACAAACTGAAGTGTACGCACCACCTCCTATGCAATCTTTTGTTAGAGATGGCGAATATTATAACCCATGGAATCTTGCTCTTGAAAAGATGAATAAGAATCAACCTGAAGGCGATCCAGAAGTTATGACAATTGTTCATAATCGTTTGTTGGAACATATAATAAGTGGATTGACTGAGAAAGGAGTCTGTAAGATGCAACCGTATGATATGGAATCAGCTATCAACGGATCTGACCAAGATGCTTTTTTGAGGCGTATCAACCCCACAACGTCAGCGGGTTTTCCTTTTAAAGGAGCAAAAGAATGGTTGTTGCCAGAAGTGGAAGAAAACATTCGTGAACCTATTGAAGTTTTGAAGAAGAGAATAGTTGATTGTATTGAAAGATACAATGATGGTGAAACGAATAATTTTGTTTTCACAGCATGTCTCAAAGATGAACCTCGACTGGTGGAAAAAACACTAGAAGGTAAAACTCGGGTTTTTTACATTGGACCTACTGATTTGTTGATATTGTGTCGAATGTTCTTGGGACCTCTGTATACATTGATGGTTCAACATTCTGATGTGTTTTGTACTGCTGTTGGAATTGATATGCATAGAGGAGCACATGATTTATATACTTCATTGACGAGTCATTCTTCTAATATTATGGAGTTTGATTATTCAGGATTTGATGTTTCGTTACCGTTTTTTGTTGCACATGGCACATGTACTGTGATATATGAGGTATTGAAAATGCTTGGTTATAATGAACAAGCGTTGACAATAGTGCGAGGTTTACTTTCTGATGCTATGTTTCCCAATATTAATATGTTGGAAGACGTTTTTGTTAAAGCTGGAATGCAACCCTCGGGTAAATATGGTACTGCTGAAGACAACTCTTTAAGAGGACTTTATATGTTGATGTACGCTTGGTATAGTAATCCTGAATTGAGACACTTAGATTTTTTCGAAAAGGTGAAACCAATTGTATATGGAGATGATGCCGGAGCAGCTGTAGCTGATGATGTTGCACATTTGTTTAATAACGTAACCTATCAGCGAGACTGTGCTGAGTATTTTAAAATGAAAATCACTCCAGCTTCGAAAAATTCTGAAATGACATCTTTTGTGTCTCCTGGCGATTTTACATTTTTGAGACGAAGTTTCAAATATATGCACAATCACTATGTTGCACAACTTGATTTGAATTCAGTTATTAAGAGTCTAGCGTTCACTTTGCCGAGTCAAAGTGTGCCACGTTTGCAGCAGTTACAGGGAAACTTTATCTCTATGTGCTATGAAGTATTTTTCCATTGTGAGACTGAATTGCAATATGATCGATTTGTTGAGAATATTTCAGCGCAGTTGCGTGAGAAACACGCATTGACTGACGTACCGGTGCCTACTTATTCGTATTTGTTGTCTGAATACTATGATATTGAAGCATCAGAAAATAAAGAAGAACAAGCCTTTATTTTTTTGACAGCGAATACTGAAGGAGCATTGAACCATCCTCTACCCGTAGATTTGGAAGAGGAAGAGTTGGATTCTGACGAAGAGTTCGAGGTTGCATGGGGGCGTATACAAGCTGCTCACCAAAATATAGGCAATTGGGATGAATTTGATGATCGAGACGACAATTTTACTTTTCAAGTCAATACGTTAGATGAACTTTTGAGGAGACTTGTGATGTATGAAGAACTAGGAGCTTTTGAGGATTTCGATTTTGATGATGATTTTGTCACAGAGAGTTCTTTTGCTGATAATTCTTCCCAGGATGCACCTGACATGAAAATAGAGACTATGTTAGATATGACTGGTGGTCCCTTGTCGTGTTGTGATGTTCAAGATGCCGATGTTTTGATAAGTGAGGAAAAGTTACAGGCCCAAATTGGTCGGTTTTTATGTAGACCAGTTGAAATAGCTAATTTTCAATTAACCATCGGTTCTCATTACCTTGATAATTATGACGTCTGGGATATATTAACAAAGGAACCCTCAGTTCGTGCGAAGTTAAGAAATTACCTCTTTTTTAGGGGTTCTATTATGATAGAGATTGTTTTTTCAACAACACGCTTCCATCAAGGACAGATGATGATATCATATCAGCCGTGTAGTACAGCCAATGATAATCTTACATACCACGAGTCTAATCTTATATTGGACGTGGCGACACGACCTCTGTTTATGAATTACCTCTCGCAAGCAAAACATGTTGTCTACCATGACCTGTGTGAAAGAGGTCATATTACTATGATGATTCCGTATATTTCACCTCAACCATACATGCGTTTACATAACGGTGGAACTACAGCAATTGCTGCTGCCACTTCCTTTGCAGATGCTGTAGATTTAGGAACTTTGTACGTCGCTAGTCTGAATGTACCTCAGTGTGATTCAGCTACTCCGACTAATCCATCCGTGCAAATTTATGCTTCTTTTTGTGATTTCGAGTTAGTTTGTCCAACAGGAACGCAAATAGAAATTACGACGGAAAGTTCCTTTTCAGAGGAAAAATATGATGAACGCGAAACAGGACCAGTTGAGCGAGTTTCAACACGTTTAGCTACTTATTCTGAGTGGTTGTCTTTTATTCCACCTATAGCGCCCTTAGCAAAAGCTAGTGCAATGGTTTTTAAAGGCGTTGCTGGGGTTGCTTCCTGGTTCGGATGGTCTAGACCAGTTCTACCTGATAATGTTTCTTACGTTAAGAATCGTCCCTATACCTCAGCTTGTCATGGAATAGGATATGTTTCTGCAGACAGACTTACGTATGATCCGAAACAGGAGTTAACAGTTGATCCTCGGGTCTGCGGTAGTGATCATGACGAGATGTCGTTGACTTACTTAAATAATGTTGAGACTTATCTTACTTCATTTAGTTGGTCTGATACAGATGCTATTGGCACCCCTATTTTTTCGATGCAAATTTCACCTCAATTAGGAACTTATTACAACGATGGTTTGGGTAATTATATATATCAACCTACCGCCATGTGTTTCGCGGCCACTCCGTTTTTGTGGTGGAGAGGCACTATTAGAATAAGATTGCATATTGCGGCAAGCGCGGTGCACGGAGGAAAATTGTTAGTGGTGTGGGAACCAAATGTCACCCAATATAGTATTATTAGTGCTTCAAATTTTTTTAATAAGCAACATACTATGATTGTAGATATTGCTGAATCTATGGATTTGGTTTTTGATGTTGATTTTGAACAACATCATATGTGGAACAGCAATACAACGTTAGCAGCGTCTACCCAGCTCTATGGGGATGACTTTGATCCCACTGCTCTTGCACAGATAGTAAATGGACTTATTTATGTATATCCTCAAACTACCTTACAATCGCCTAATTCAACCGACGTATCGGTCAATGTTTTTGTTTCGGGACCTGAAGTTGCTTATAATCAATTATCGGATAGTTATCTGCCTCAGGACAGAGCAATGTTGGAGTCTGCTTTTTCAGACGAGAAATATGACGTGAGAGTCATAAATGAGTCCAACATGAGTCATACTAATGCATCTATTTATCACTTTGGTGAGCAACCACTGTCTTTCCGGAACCTTTTGAAACGTTACACAACGACTGGAGAAAAGACACGAGTTTCTACAAATACAGCTTATAAGTGGAAGGCGCAAAGAGATATTTTTGTTGCACCTGACCCTTTGTATACGGGAACAGTTAGTTTTTCCAGTTTGTTTGGTTATTTACCTTATGCTTATTTGGGCATGAAAGGTTCAGTTAGACGTCGCTTCCATGTGATTTCTGATGCACAATCGTATGACACAGCACACGCTACTGTCCGACTCGGCACTACTAGTACCGGAGTTGACACATACGCTGAGATTGTAGCACCAACTTATACATCGATGAGAGGTTCTTCACAACATGCAGTTGATACAAATGCGGCTGTTGAAGTTGAATTTCCTAATTATTCCATAAATATGTTTACATTTTCTTTTAATGGAAATTATACAGGAAATTTGATGAATGCGCAGACGCGGAACTATATATTTGAACAAGAAGCGTACATTGCCATTGGTGATAGTTCGTATTTTGTTGAAGATGCAGCTGCTGGAGAAGATTTCTCATTTA